AATATTGACTGGGGATCACTAAAAAGTTCGTACGCTTCTAAGTTTTATACTGGTTATAAAAAAATAATGGAAACAGGTCCTCTAGCTGAACAGCAGGCTATGGCTAGAGAACTTTTTAATACTAAAGAAGGTAAAGCTCAGTTAGAATTATATGATGTATGGAATAATACATTACAAGAGTGGTTGTACAAAGAAACACCAGGATCTAAAAAGTTTAATCAAAAAGCTGCTTACATACTAAAAATTAAAAAAGCAAACGGTGCTATAGGTACAACAGGCGAAAGAACATTAGCTCCTCCAGGTTACGCATATTTACCAGGTAAAGCATTTGCTGGTACTGTTAAGTTTGAACATTTAAAATCAAGTAGTCAACAATCACTTGAGTCTGCGTTACTTATATTAGATGGCCAGTACACTCGTAGAAAAGCAGGACTAAAACAATATAGAGGTATATATGGTATGCTAGGTGACTTTAACATGGTAGACAAAGCAACTGGTAAAGTAAATAACTCTGATATATTTAGGTTTGCTAAAAATTTAGAACTAGCAAAAGATATATATTCTGTAGAAAGTGGTTTTAAAAAGAGTTTATATCAAGAAATAGTTGAAAAGGTTGGTTTACCTGAAGTTAAAAAGCTACAACAACTAGAAAAAGATGCCATATTTGACAAAGCTGTTGATATGGCAAGAAGACCTAACGCACCTAAAAGAGGTTTAAGTGTTTTTGATTTTGATCAAACAATAGCTAATACTAAAGAAAAAATAAAGGTTACTATGCCTGATGGCACTGTAAATAGAATAGATGCTGCAGAGTTTGCTAAAAACGCTGAGTCATTAGAAGCAAGAGGTGCTAAGTTTGATTTTACTGAGTTTAACAATGTTGTAAACGCTGAAAAAGGTCCATTAGCAGATCTTGCATTAAAACGTCAAGATAAGTTTGGTAGTGGTGATATATTTGTTTTAACGGCTAGACCACAAGCTTCAGCTGTAGCTATACAAAAGTTTATGAAAGGTATTGGTATAGATATACCTATAGAAAACATAACAGGTTTAGAAAGTGGTTTACCTTCAGCTAAAGCTGATTTTATGGTTAAAAAAGCTGCAGAAGGTTATAATGATTTTTACTTTGCTGATGATGCTGCAAAAAATGTTGAAGCTGTTAGGCGTGTATTAAATCAAATAGATGTTAAATCAGAAGTACAAATAGCACTAGCTAGTAGAGATTTAAGTGGTGATTTTAATAAAATCATAGAAAACTCAACAGGCATAGGTGCAGAAAAAATATACACAAAAGCTAAAGGTCAAGTACAAGGTGCTAGTAAAGGTAGATTTAAGTTTTGGATCCCACCATCAGCTGAAGATTTTGTAGGTTTAATATATCCTACATTAGGTAAAGGTAAACTTGGTGATAAGCAAATGGCTTGGTATAAAAAGAATTTATTAGATCCGTTTGCAAGAGCTGAAAATGCTATAACAAACGAAAGGCATCAGCGTATGAAAGACTTTCATGCTTTGAAAAAAGAAATAAGTGATGTACCAAAAGGTATAAGAAAAGAATTTAAAGATGGTCCATTAAAAGGTTATAATAAAGAAACAGCAATAAGAACTTATATATGGAACCAACAAGGTATGGAAATACCTGGCATGAGTAAAACAGATCTTAACAACTTGGTTAACTATGTAAAATCAAATGAAAGTTTAAGAACATTTGGTGATAGACTAATGCTTATAACAAAAGGTGATGGCTACGCAAAGCCTGGTATGAGTTGGTCTGCTGGAACTATAACTACAGACTTAATAGATGGTTTAAATACAACTACAAGAGCTAAACACTTAAAAGAGTGGCAAACAAATGCTGATATTATATTTTCACCAGAAAACTTAAATAAGTATGAAGCTGCATACGGTAACAACGCTAGACTTGCGTTAGAAAATATATTAGGTCGTATGAAAGCTGGAACAAACAGAAAAAAGCTTGGTGGCGGTATATTTCAAAAACTAGAAAACGAAGTATTAGACTGGACAAATAACTCTGTTGGTGCTATTATGTTCTTGAACTCTAGATCAGCTGTACTACAAACAATATCAGCTGTTAACTATATGAACTTTAGAGATAATAATCCTTTAGCTGCAGCCAAAGCTTTTGCTAATCAACCACAGTATTGGAAAGACTTTAACACATTATTTAACTCTGATTACTTAGTACAAAGAAGAGACGGTTTAAAAATAAATATAAATGAAGCTGAAATAGCTGAGATGGCAAAAACATCTAAAAATAAAGCTAAAGCAGCTATATCTTATTTATTAAATAAAGGTTTCTTACTAACTAGACATGCTGATAGTTTTGCTATTGCTTCTGGTGGTGCTAGTTTTTATAGAAACAGAATAAATAAATATATAAAAGAAGGTTTATCTAAAAAAGAAGCAGAACAAAGAGCATTTGTAGATTTTAGAGAAATATCAGAAGAGTCACAACAGTCTAGTAGAACTGATAGAATATCTGCTCAACAAGCATCAGGTTTAGGTAGAGTTGTATTAGCATTTGCTAACACACCTATGCAGTATGCTAGATTACAAAAAAGAGCAATACAAGATTTAATAAATGGTAGAGGTGATGCTAAAACTAATTTATCAAAAGTAACTTATTATGGTTTTGTACAAAACTTATTATTTAATACTATACAACAAGCAATGTTTGCAATAGGTTTTGATGAAGATCCTGATAATCAAAAACAAATAATGGATAAAGCTGGTGGTGTGGTTAACGGTATGCTTGACTCACAACTAAGAGGTCTTGGTTATGGTGGTGCTGCAGTTGCTACTGTTAAAAATGTTTTATTTGAAATATCTGAACAGCATGCTAAAGGTAATCCTGAATATGATGAAGCTGCATGGGAGTTTCTAGATTTTTCACCACCAATATCATCTAAGGTAACTAAAATAAGATCAGCATTAAGAAGCTTAGACTATAATCTAGAAGATATGAAGTCAAAAGGTTTTCATATAGATAATCCTGCATACATGGCTGGTGGTCAAGTTTTATCTGCAACTGTAAACTTACCTGTTGATAGAGTATTAAGAAAAATACAAAACGTAAGAGATGCAGCAGATGAAGATATAGAGATGTGGGCAAAAGTAGCTTTATTATCTGGTTGGAGTAAATGGGAGCTAGGATTAAAAGATAGTGATGAAATGACATGGGGTGATGGTGCTACATTTGAAGATATAAAGTTTGATGAAATAGATTTTGATACTGATGAAATTAATTTTGAGTAAAAACGAGTGATAATAAATAATTATAAAGACTTAACTATGAAAAAAATACTACTAATCTTTGCTTTGCTAATATCTAGCAATGTAGAAGCACAATTTTTTAAAGAATTATACAAAGACTTTCTAAAGTACGGAACTTTCTATGCTGCTGGTAATATAGAAAATGCTAGATTAGTTCAACCTAATTACTTCATACGTACAAATCCTGAAGATTTTTATGGCATACCTCAAGTAGAAGACAGAGCACAATACCATCCATTTAATTATAGATATGGTTTTGGTATACGTAAACTAGCTAGGTTTGATTATGAAGTTAAACCTGGTAACTTTTGGACAGGTAATAACAAAGTAGAAAAACAAGTTGGTTTATCAGCACCTACATCAGCTGTACAAGGTTTAGAATATTTATTACATTGGGAAAAAGAAAGATTTAATGGTGATCAGTTTGATAATAAAAGATTATTTGTCAGACATACTGGTGATTATCACATAGCTAAGTTTGAAGCAAGAGAAACAGGTAAAATAGACTTTCAGTATATATCTGGTGAAGTAAGAGCCAGGTTACCTATTGGTAACAAACTTAGTATATCTGCAGGCGCGATATATAGAACACATCAACGTCCTTATGGTTATAATCCAGTTGAAATATGGTTAAATGAAATGGACGAAGACGGTAATGCAGCAAACCCTTGGTATACACTAGGTTTTGAATATGGTTATGATGACTGGTATTATGCTGCTACAGATGAGATGGGTATGCCATTTTATGACTGGTATTGGACTGGTCCTAGTGGTGATATTGTAGCTTGGACTGATCAACAGTTTAGAGATCTTATAATGCCTATGTTGTTAAACAGATATAACAAAGAAGCCTGGGCTGATCTTGATGCTTTTGGTGAAGTTGCACCTATTATAGGTATGGACTTCTATCATTATAAAAATAATTTTTGGCTTCATGCTTATGGTAGTTGGATATTACCTTATCATAAGTATATACAAGGTAACGAAGATTTTAGTTACCTACATAGAAACAGCTGGGGTAAAGGTGGTCATAATAATTTATTAGACGGTGAACAGTGGAGTGATTATCAAGCTGGTTTAGTATTTGGTGTTAAAATTAGCAAATCAATTGGTTTGTTTGTTGAAGGCGAATATACTAAATTCTGGGACTCAGAAATGTTTAACTCAAACTTTGGAATTAATTATACATTTAGATAATCATGGCAAAACAAATAGGCGAAGAAACTAAGGTAACATTAGATTTAAAAACATTAGGCATAATAGGTGCTGGCATTTTTAGTTTAGCAGCTATGTGGTTTGCCTTGCAAGCAGATATTGCTTTAGCAAAAGAGTTACCTGAGCCTGTTATTGATAGAGTCGAATATGATCTAAAAGACGAGTTGATACGTCAGACGATATTAGATACACAAGAAGATGTAGAAGCCATGAGAGAACAGCTAGATAAAATAGACGAGAGATTATACGATTTACAAAAGAAATAACATGAAATACTTAATTTTACTTTTAATTCCATTTATATCATACAGTCAAGCAGATGTACCAGAAGAATATTGGATCGATGATTCAAACTTTGAAGAAAAAATTAAAGAACATAAAGCGTTTGGTGATGATCAATCACTACCTGTTGTAGTAGAGTTTTGGGCTAAGTTTAATGACATAAACTGTTTTGCTGAGTGGGATCAGTTAAAAGATGCTAGTTATTATAGAGTTGATATATCAAAAGCGCCAGAAGCAAAAAAGAAATACAGGGTCCGTATGGCACCTACAATTATTATATTTAAAGGTGGTATAAAAGAAACAGTGTTTAAAGCAGGCTTAGACCTTGAATTACCTGCTGACCTAAAAGAAATTCAAGAGAGTATTAACGAAGTCAATAAGGCTTCTAAATTTTAAATATATGTGTCCATTTTGTCCAATTTGTATTTGTAAATAATTATGTGGAAATTAACTAAACAATATTTCATAGATGTATGGGTATATCTGTGGAGCAAGACTAGTGTTGATGATATTGTATTAGCTAAAGCTAAAGAAATAAAAGCTAAAGCTAAAGAAATAAAATCAGTAATAAAGAAGTAATGAATATAAGTAAACACGTAAGTTATAAAGAAGGTGTGTATAGCACAACTGCTTTGAGGCTTGGTTTAAAAAATGATCCTACAGATGCTCATTTAAAAAACATGAAGCTAGTATCAGAAAAAATATTTGAGCCTCTTAGAATGCACGTAGGAGGTCCTATAAAGATAAATTCGTTTTATCGTGGACCTGAACTTAACAAAGCGATCGGTGGTAGTTCAAAATCACAGCATTGTCACGGGCAAGCTATTGATATTGACGATACCTACGGTCATGCTTCTAATGCAGAAATGTTTAACTGGATTAAAGCAAACTTAAATTACGATCAAATGATATGGGAGTTTGGTACTGACGAAAACCCTAATTGGGTGCACGTTAGTTATGTAAGTGAAGAGGAAAACAGGAACAGATGTTTAAAAGCTTATCGCGAAGGTGGTAAAACTAAATACATGGTAATATAATGGGAAAAATAAGTGGACCTTGCAAAGCTGCAGCAAAAAGAAAATTTAAAGTATGGCCTAGCGCTTACGCTTCTGGTTGGGGTGTAAGATGTACTAAAGCTGGTGGACCTGCTAAATTTGGCGGCGGCAAGAAAAAATAAATATTAAAGTTATGATGAAAGACAAGAAAAAGTTCAAACCTCACAAAATGTATTGTGAAGATGGATCAGTGCATAATGCTAACACATTTGCTAAGCACCTTAGTTTAAAGAAAAAAGGTTGTGGGCATAAGCCTATGAAGAAAAAGTAATGGCTAAAGCGTATAGAGGAGTTTTAAAAGCTCGTGTAAATAAACTATACGGTGGAGATGTTACTTGCAGCAAAGTTAAAAAATTAAAAGCACGCAAAGAAGCTACTAAACGAGATGTGCAGTTAGCTAATTGGTTTATTAATATGCAAAATTGTGGTCATGCCAAAAAGTAAAGATCCTGTAAAAGGCACAGGTAAAAAACCTAAAGGTTCTGGTCGTAGATTATATACAGACGAAAACCCAAAAGATACTGTTAAAATTAAGTATGCTACTGAAGCAGATGCTAGAGCTACATGTAGTAAGGTTATGAACGTTAGTAAACCTTTTGCTCGTAAAATACAAATATTAACTGTTATGGAGCAAAGATCTAGGTTTGGTAAAAAACCTAAACAAGCAGCCATAGCAAAGGCGTGTAAAAACAAAGTAAGAAAAAAACATGGCAAAAAAAAGAAGTAAAATAAAGGGTGGTGGTACGAGAAAAGTTTGCTTGCCTGCAGCTAAGGTTCGTAGTATGTCTAAGGCAGAAAGAGCTAGAGTAGTTAGGGCTAAACGTAAAGCTGCTAAAAGTGGTGGCTATAAAAGATCTAGTAAGTCAAATGTAAAAGGAGCTAGAAAAAAAGGAGCTACGTTAAGAGACTGGTTCCAAAAAGAAAACTGGGTACAGGTCGGTAATCCTAGTAAAAAATGTGGTGAAAAATGAAAAATAAAAAGAAAAAAGGAAGATGTTGGCCTGGTTATGCACCGGTAAAGGGTAAAGCACCTTATAGTCCGGGTAGTTGTAAAAAAATAAATAAAAGAAAATGAAATCAAGAGGATTAGGAGACAGTATACATAAGTTCACTACAGCAACTGGTATTAAAACTGTTGTGGATAGAGTCTCACAAGGATTAAATATACCGTGTGGTTGTGAAGGTAGAAGACAAGCATTAAATAACTTAGTGCCTTATAACAAACAATTTAAAATGAAAAAGTAATGGGATACGCAAGTGCAGCTCAACGTAAAGCAGTTTGGGCATCAAAAAATGAAAAAAAAGCTAAAGCTAAAGCTAAGCGAAAAAGAAAAGTTAAACGTAAAAAGAGATAATCATGGCTAAAAAACTTTCAAAAAAACAAATGATGATAGCTCGTATGGCTAAACCATTTAATAAAATAACTGGTGCTGATTTTAAAGCATTAAAAAAGAAGAAAAAGAAAAATGCCTAGAAAAAGAAAACCAGACGTTCGTAAAACTACTAAAGGTAAAAACAGAAACTTTAGAACAGTTAAAGAAGGTGCTGGTATGACAGCTAAAGGTGTAGCTGCGTATAGACGAAAAAATCCTGGTAGCAAGCTTAAAACAGCTGTTACGGGTAAAGTAAAACCTGGTAGTAAAGCTGCTAAGCGTAGAAAATCGTTTTGTGCAAGATCAAAGAACTGGAAAAGCGAAAGAGGTTTAGCCGCAAGAAGAAGATGGAAATGTTAAGAATATTACTACTGTTTTTATTTATTACTAGTTGTTCGCCTTATTACTATAAGTCAAACGACAAGCCTATAATAACTCATGTATTAGCTTTAAATTCTGAAGGTGATACATTAAAAATACCTATTAAAGATATTAAACCTAATGTAATATATAATGTTATAGGATATGACTGGTATCAATTAAGATCTGGTTATTATAACAGATGGAATAATCCATATTATCATCCAATATATCGCAAACCTTATAACTTCAACGATAATGCTAATAGCGGCTATAATTATAACAATAATAACAATACGCCTAATAGTACGACACCTACGGTCAAACCAGGATCAGTAGTCACTCCTCCTTCAACTCCTAAAAATCCTAGAAAAAATTAAGTTTTTTGATTTAAATAATAACGGAAAGTATGATTGGTGGGAATATATCTTACCAATTATAATAATACTAGTTATTGAAGTAATAGCTGAGGTTATTGCTAAATTTTTGATACCTTAGTTTTTCTTGGTATTGATGATATAATCTTTTCACCTTTCATCCAACCTTTATAAGCAATGTCTTGCTTACTTAAATCACTTAATATATACCAATTAACTAGTTTGTTTTTAGCTAGCTTTTTAACATATGTTTGTTCTAGTCTAGTATTATGAGCTGGTCTATTTAATACATATACTGGTAAATGCCAGCTATGAGGTCTACAACCACTTATGCGACCTCTTTTATCTTTTGGTAGTATGTTTGTTTGTTTTGCAAAGAAGTCAAAGCCTATTAACGATATATCTTTATATGTTTTTACTTTATCTATAAACCAAAGTAAACTTATAAATCCTGCGCTAGGTCTATACTCTCTAGTATCTAACATGTCTTTATTAAACTTGTTCTTCATTAAGTCTATAATCTCTTGATCAGAGTACATAAACTCATATGGCATATCTGGTAAGTGTTCTTCTATTATCCAGTCTTTTAATATAAAATTACCTCTACATCTATTAACTAATATTTTAGTATCTTTAAATTTACCTGTTGTAAATTTTTCTTTGTTTTTATGATACTCAGGAGCTCTAAACTGACCTGTGATCCATATGTCACATTTAGTACCTAAACTTTGTTCTTGTTTTTTGTTTGCTGATATTGCTCTACCAAACCTAACTACAATATCAAAGCCATCTATAAACTTAGCTAGCTTATGTTCCATAATCTCAACTGAGTTACCAACAAATATTATTGATTTATCTTTTACAAGTTCTTGTATACTTTCCACCACTCTAATGATTTTTCTGAATTTTTATATTTATCAAACCATGGACCACCGTTTGTATAGTGTAATGCTTTAGCTTTATCGCAGTTATAATGTCCTACTAAACAATTGTATTCTATAGGTATATCACCTATTGTATTAGCCCATCTAAGTTCATGTAGTTCAGATGGAGTTGCATTGTCTAAATATTCTTTTGTTAAGTGTTTTAA